GGTTCATATAAAGTTAAAGCAGGATCAATTAATTTAGAAGCGCATGATGGTAATATTGATATGACTGCATCAGGTAATATTGCAGGTGATGCAACACGTATAGACTTTAATAGTGGAGTTGCGGTATCTTCAGGATTAACAACACCATTAGCATATGATCCAGTTATGCCAACATTTAAAGAATTACAAGTGATTACACGTGGTGTAGAAGCTGCTGCTCACTATGAAACGCCAGAAGAAGGTGATCCTACTGCATATATTGCTAAACGTATTAATGAAGGTACATTAGATCCAGAACAACAAAATTATGGTACTACACAAAAAACATGTGCAGTTACAAGAAATAGTGTTACAGCATTACCACAATCATGTACAATTATTAATGGTATTGATAAGTTTACACCAGATTTATATTTAAGCAAACACTTTACACTCAGTGCATTAACAAAGAATGGTTCACGAATGCCCGTACAACAACAAGGATTATCACCAAATGAGATCGTATGTAACCTTAAAGGCTTATGTGAAAATATATTAGAACCACTTGCTGAATTATACCCTAATATGGTCATTACATCTGGCTTTAGAAGACCTGGAGATGTAAGTGGATCAAGTAAAACATCTCAGCATTATTTGGGACAAGCTGCAGATATTGTTATACCTGGATTTAGTCGACAACAGCACTATGAAGCAGCATGTCAATTAGCTAAACTAGTACCATACGATCAGATATTATTAGAGTATTCGGGTAAGACAACAGTATGGATTCATGTATCATTTAAATATACTGCTAATCGATTTAATGCATTTACAATGAGGGATCACAAACGTGTTTCAAATAACGGACAGTTTGTATTAATTGCGTAATGGCTTGGTCACCATTATCTACACTATTAGATAGTATTAATGAAAGAGAGTTATTTAATTATAATATTACTTATTATAATGAATTAACATCTGAATTTGAGCCAGTTACAATAACTGCTTCAACACCAGACAGCGGTGTTACAGTATCAAGCAATACAATTAGTGGTCAATTTCTTGATGCATTTGATGAATTAATACAATATAGAACAAAACAAGATACTTTTGTAGAAGTATATGATTGGGCAGAAATAAACCGAAATGAATTATATGGTGTATATTATTTTAGAGCTGATACAACATTAGTTAGAACATATACATATACTGCAACATCTACTACATCAAGCCAAACATATACAATTGATGTAGAAAATGATTGGGATTATAATAAATTAAAACTATTACAATACGTTAATCCATCCGGATTAATAGTAACATGGAAAAATAATTCTAATACTATTTTGCCATGGAATAATGACAATAATGAAACTGTAGGGTGGGAAATATGAGTGTACCAAATACTTTTGCCGCAAGAACTGGTTCAATACCTCTTGCAGATTTAGATGAAAATTTTACAAGTTTAGATACAAATAAACTAGATAAAACTGGTAGTGCAACATTATCAGGAAATTTAACTATTACCGGTGATTTAACTGTTAATGGAACTCAAAATATTATTAATACAACTGATTTAGCAGTTGAAGATAATATGATTTATTTAAATAGTGAATCAACAGTGGCAAACCCAGATCTTGGTATTACTGGTAATTATAATGATGGTACATATCAACATGCAGGTTTATTTAGAGATGCCAGTGATGGATATTGGAAATTTTATGATAGCTATACTCCAGAACCAGATGCATCTGCATTTATTGATACAACGCATACATCGTATAGTTCAGCACCATTACAAGTATCAACTGTTAAATTAAATAATTGGACAATTACAGAATCAGGCGGTGTACTATATTTTGCTACAGGCGGTACAAATAAAATGAAACTAGATGCTTCAGGAAATTTAACTGTAACTGGTGATGTGACTGCATTTGGAACTGTTTAATGGCTTTACAATCTTCAGGTCAAATATCATTAAAGAATATTGCTGACGAATTTGGAGATGCTGCACCTCATTCAATGAGTGAATTTTACAGTGCTGCTGCTGGAGTTCCTGCATCAGGACAAATTAAACATAGCAATTTTTACGGTAAAGCTTCTGCTAAACAAGTTGTACTTACTGTATATGGTGCTAGTGGTGGATCCAATGGAGGAAACGATGCTGGTGGACAGGGTGGTACTGTTTCTTTATCTACATTAATGGTACCTGGTACTGTGCTAACTATGTATGTTGCTCGAGCAGGAACAAACGGAAATAATCAGGGTAGAGCTGGCGGTGGAGGCGGAGGAGCTTCTGCTGTATTAATTGGTAGCACTTTAATTGCTATTGGCGGTGGAGGCGGAGGAGCTGGCGCAGACGGAATAAATAATGCATCAACATATGGTGGCGCTGGTGGTGCTGATACTGGACAAACTGGTGGAAATAACTTAAATCACGTTGGAGCCGCGTATGGCGGCGGTGGAGGTACACAAAGCGGAGTGGGCGCTGGAGGTTCAGGTTCACGAGGAACAGGTAATGCTGGCTCTGGAAGAAATGGTGGTAATGGTATATTTTCAGGTAATAATGGAACATTTGCAGGCGGTTGGGGATATGGTACTGGTGGTAATGGTTATTTAGATCTTGGTGATGGAGGATCTGGAGGTGGTGGTGCTGGATACTTTGGTGCAGGATCAGGTGGTAGAAATGCTTCAGGAGCAGGTGGCGGCGGAGGTTCTAATTATAGAAGGACTTCAAGTATGCCAACCGGAGTAACATATATATCATCTACTACAACACGAGGTGGTAGAAGCGGAAATGGGCAAATTATAGTTACTGTTGATGGTGTATCAACAACATATAATTACGTATCAAATACAACACAAACGAGAACAATTTAATGCCAGCAGTTACAAGATTAGGAGATATATGTTCAGGCCATGGGTGTTATCCACCTAGGGTTAATGACGAAGCAAGTACTAATGTATTTGTAAATGGTATTGGTGTACATCGAGAAGGTGATCATTGGGTAACGCATTGCTGTGGTCCTTCTTGTCATGATTCTGTATTAGCAAAAGGATCAAATACAGTATTTGTAAATGGTATTCCTGCTGCTCGAATTGGAGATCAAGTTGCGTGTGGATCTATTGTAGCACAAGGTTCACCAAGCGTATTTTTCGGTTAAAAGGGTTATAAATAATAGTATGGCAAGGAACACAAGAACATTTTCAGACTTCGATCTTAATTTTACTAAGCATCCAGCAACTATGGATGTGGCTATGAAGTATGACGAAGAAGCAATTAAAGCTTCTGTTCGTAATTTGGTCTTAACACAAAACTATGAAAGACCATTCCATTCTGAAATAGGTTCACAAATTAGAGGATTACTATTTGAGCCATCTGGCCCAATGCTTAATATATTATTAAAAAGAGCTATAGAAGATACAATTATTAACTTTGAACCAAGAGTTCAATTAGAAGATGTACTTGTTAATGTTCAACCCGATGAATATTCAGTATCTGTTACAATTTATTTTACAATATTAAATACAAATAGACCTGTACAAGTAGATCTAATACTTACGAGAACACGATAATGGCACAACCAAACAGGAAAATACAAACATCTGAGTTAGATTTTGATGCAATTAAGTCAAATATAAAAGAATATTTACAAGGCCAAGATACATTTAAAGATTATGACTTTGAAGGCTCAAGCCTTTCTATACTATTAGACACACTTGCATACAATACCCATTACAACGCTCTATATACTAATTTAGCAGTTAATGAATCTTTTTTAGATTCTGCTAGCAAGCGATCAAGCGTCGTTTCACGAGCTAAAGAAATTGGGTACATACCTCACTCAGCAACAGGTGCTGTTGCAAAGATTAATATTGTTGTTTCAAATACTACAACTACACCGTCAGCATTAACAATTCCAGCATATCAACCTTTTACTGCATCAATTGATGGATCATCATATAGTTTTTATAATACTGAGGCACTTTCTGCGCCGTTAAGTGGATCATCATATACATTTGCTGATGTTGAAATTAAGGAAGGTACACCATTATCATTTAAATATACTGTTTCTGAAGGAGCTCGTTATTTAATACCAAACATTAATGTTGATTTAAGTACAGTTGCGGTTAGAGTACAAGAAAATGCTACTAGTGGAACATTTGAATCATTTGTTCGACAAGATGAATTACTTGATTTAGATGAAACTTCTAAAGTATTCTTTGTTAAAGAAATAGAAGGTGCGCTTTATGAATTAGAGTTTGGCAATGATGTTATTGGTAAAGCCCTAGCAAATGGTAATGTTGTAAATATATCATATATGACAACAAATAAAGATGTTACTAATGGTGCTAGAATATTTTCATATCAAGGTGCTACACTTCTTGGTGGTAATGTTGCAACAACTACAACAATGGCAGCAACAGGCGGTACAGATATTGAAGATATTGAATCAATACGATACAATGCGCCAAGATATTATACTGCGCAAAATAGAGCAGTAACAATTGAAGACTATAAATCAATAATTTACAGAGCATTCCCTGAAGCAGAAACAATTAATGCATGGGGTGGTGAGGATAATATACCTGCACAATATGGTAAAGTCTTCTTATCAATTAAACCAAAAACAACAAATTCTTTAACTGCAGCTCAAAAAGAAATTATTATTGATGAAGTTCTTAAGAACAAAAACGTTGTATCAATTACACCTGAAATTGTTGACCCAGAATATATTAATTTAGAAATTGTATCTACAGTTTATTATAATCCAAATTTAACATCACGTAAACTAAGTGATATTAAAGATTTAGTTGTTAGTACAATTCAACAATATAATGATGATCACTTAGAGTCATTTGTCGGTGTATTTAAATATTCAAACTTATCTACTTTAATTGATAGTACCGAAGATTCAATTTTAAGTAATATTACAACAGTTAAATTGCATAGAGAAGTTGATGTTGCATATAACTTAAATACAACATATGAAATTAATTTAGGTAATCCAATTTACCACTCAGGGGTTCCAGAACAATCAATTACAACACATGGATTTATGATTGCTGGTTATGACCAAATGATGTACCTTGAAGATTTTCCTAATCCTGATGATAGAACAGGTTATCTAAGAATGTATTATGTAGAAAACGATGTTAAGAACTACATTAGAGATTTTGGTGAGATTAATTATGATATTGGTTATATTAAAATGAATGAAATACAAATTACAGGCATTAATACAACTGAATCAGGTTCATTTGAGTTAATCGTTAAACCACAATCAAATGATGTAGTATCAATAAGAAATCAATTAGTACAAATTCCAGACAATAATATCTATGTAAATGTTATTGCAGATAAAGTTGCAATGGGTGATCAATCAGGAAATGCTAATTACGTATTTACATCAAGTAGAAATTAATAGATGAGTGATATAAAATTAAAGAGTATTGTATCTAAGCAGATACCTGAGTTTGTTCGTTCAGACCATCCTGTATTCGTTGAGTTTTTAAAAGCTTATTACGAATATCTTGATCAGCATGAGCGTAGAGACTTATTAAAGATACGCGATATTGATAATACGCTTGATGAATTTGTTGAATACTTTAAAAGAGAATTAAATGTTTTAGGCGGTAGTGGTTTTCCATATATTAATGAAAAATTATTTTTAAGAAAAATTAAACCGCTATTCAAGTCTAAAGGTACAGAATCAGCATATAAGTTTTTATTTAAAGTATTATACAATAAACCCGCAGATATTTCATATCCATGGGATTCAGTATTAAAAGCATCTGATGGTCGTTGGAACCAAGAGATGTCATTGTTTGTTAAAATTTCAGCAGGTGATGCAAATACTTTACCTGGAAATAGAATTCCTATAATAGGTCCAAATGTTTCTATTAATGTATTTGTAACGCGCGTTAAGCATGTTCAAAATGGAACGTATGAAGTATTCATTGATAAGAATTATTTTGGACAAATAGAAACAAATTATACAATTAACTTTAATGGTATTGTTGGGCAAATTATACCAACAACAGTTAAATCAGAAATTATTAGACGTGGTGAAGGATTTAAAATTGGTGATTTGATTGAAGGTACTACTATATCAGGTGGTACAACAATTACACAATTATTAAAAGTTACAAGAGTAGATGAAAATGGTGGTATTACTGGTATTGTAAATATTAGTTTTGGCGCAGGATATGAAAATGACTTTTTCTTATTAACATCAAAAGCAAGAGTAAATGTTAATAGATCAAGTTTTACTTTAGATAAAAATACAACAAGACAATACTCATTACCAGATGATTCTTTTATTGAAAAGTATCAGGAATATGGATATGCAGTTAATCCAAACTATGCATCTCCAATTTATTCTGATACAACATATGTAGGAACATTAATTCAACAATTCTTTGAAGAAACTGGAATTGGTGAGTCAGAAGAAACAAACTTTGCATTAATTAAATTTGATATTGGCGCGGTTGCAAAATACCAAGGATATTATTCTACTAATGATGGATTCCTTGATGATGATATGTTCATACAAGATAGTAGATTCTATCAAAAATATTCATATTTAATTACTGTCGATGAAAGTTTAGATAAATATAAGACAATAGCTAAATCATATTTGCATCCTGCAGGAACAGCGTTATTTGGTGAATATCAAATCCAAAATAATTTTGTAGCAGGAATTGAAGGAAGTATTGAGCTTGCTAAGTGGGTGTCTAAAGCTACATTTACACTTATTGAGTTTGATATACCGACTGATTATACATATGCTTCTGATTTAGGCGGATTAATTAAAATTGAACCTTATGATTCTGAGTTCTATGTAATACCTGAAGAAGATTATAACCCACCGGGAATGTTAACATTTTATGGTGATGGTAGAAACGTATTAAGTTCTCCTGTAGTCACAATTAGTGATGGTGATTTTACAGGAACTTTAGGTGATGAAATCGGTGAAACTGTTACTGTTACAAGTGATGAACAAGATATTAATTTAAATACATTAACATTAAATGGCGGTACTGTTGATATGAATGCTACATCAATACCAACAGTTGATTTACAAAACGATATAGGAACCAATGACCTTTTAGGTCTATAATTTAGGAGTAAGCATGTTAAACGATAACATTAAATTGACAGGGCGTTTGTCAATTAAAAAGTACGATCAAGATGGAAAGGTCAACTATGAAAAAGAAGTTCCTAATCTTGTCGTAACGTCAGGAAAGGAATTCATTGCTCAAAGACTTTGTAATAATGACTTTGATGTAATGGGTTATATGGCTGTTGGTGATGATACATCTACTGCAGCTGTTGCGCAAACAACATTACAAAACGAATTAGCTCGTGTTGCTGTAAATTCAGCTACACCTTCAGGAGTTTCTGCTACATTTAATGCATCATTTGGCGCTAATGTGGGCACAGGTGCTCTTGTTGAAGCTGGTATTTTTAATGCTGCAGCATCATCAGTAAAAACATTTGACGGCGATCAAGATGTTCAAGATGGAAGTGATACTATTTCAATTAATACTCATGGCTTTTCAACAGGAGATAAAGTAACATATACTGATGGTGGTAATGTTGCTATAGATGGTTTATTAGACGGTGGAACATATTTTATTATTGAAGTTGATACAAATACTGTTAAACTTGCCGCTTCAGCATCAGATGCTTCTTCTGGAACAGCTATAAATATTACTGGAACAAGTGGAACTGGACACAAATTAACTGCTGGTACTATGCTATGCAGAACAACATTCCCTGTTATTAATAAATCATCTACAGAAACTGTAGCAATTTCTTGGGTGATTACTGTAGGATAATTAAATGGCTTCATATTCAGTATTTAAGGCAAAATTTAAGAAAACAATTGCAGATGCTATTTACCAAGAAGTAACGTCTAGAACTGCACGCTACTATCACTGGTTTGGTAAAGAAAACTCATGGCAAGATTTCTTAAGCCCATTCATTGCTGCTAACCCAACAGAAGATGCACCGGGTGCACCATCAGATAACTTTAGATATGATCTTCACGTTAGACGTGATATCTTAACTGCAAAATTAGTTAAGCCATCTGATGTTTCTTATGTTGTAAGAAGAATTGATTGGGTATCTAATACTGTATATGATGACTATGATGATGCATATGATACAACTACTGGTTATGGATTCGGCCCTGCTTACTCCGGGGCTACACGCCTAGAAGATTCAAACTTCTATGTCCTAACATCTCAGTATAACGTATATAAATGTATTTGGAATAATTATAATAGCCCTTCTACTGTTCAACCAACCGGAACAACACCAGATGTATTTGAAACTTCTGACAGATATAAATGGAAGTTTATGTACACAATGCCAGTATCATTAAGAAATCGTTTTTTATCTGGTGAATATATGCCGGTTTCAAATGCACTTAAAGCACAATTTTATAGTTCAGGCGAAGTAAATAACATTTCTATTGAAGATGGTGGTGGTAATTATAATCCAGCAACAACGACTGCTGTAATTACTGGTGATGGTTATTTACAAGATAATCCATACGCAATACAAAATGTTCAGATTACTGATGGCGGAGTAGGCTATACATCTATTCCTAATGTTACCATTTCTGAACCATTTAGTGAATACTTTGTATTCACCGCTAACTTAAATGTTAAAGTTGGAGCATACATTAAACACACTGATCCAGCAACGCTTGAAGATAATTACTATTATGTTGTTTCTGGTACTCAATTGGGTACAACTGGTCCTACACATATTACAGGTACAGTTACTAATGGATCAACACAATTAAAATTTGTAGGTAAAAGAGCAAGAGTTTCGGTAAATATTTCTGGTGGTGCTATCAGTTCTGCTACACTTGATGAAGCTGGATATGGATATGAAAACCAACCAACAGCAATAGTTGATGATCCTGTTACTAAAGATAATGATTGGCAAATTGCCTTATCTGTATCATTAGATGACATTATTTACTATAATGGTAATTACTATACAGTGACAACTGCAGGAACATGCGGCACATCTGGTCCAACTCATATAACTGGAACTGAAACAAATGGTACAGCTGAATTACAATTTACTGCAAAAGATGCTGAATTGCTTCCTGTTACAGAAAAAACAAATGCGCTTATTAACTTAATTATTTCTCCAGGTATTGACTCTGTATTTAGAGTGATTGTTTCAAATCCAGTTCCTAAATATACAGAAGCTCCAAATGTAACAATAGCAGCTCCTACTTCAGGAGTACAAGCAGAAGGAACAGTATCAATATTAAATGGCCGTGTATCATTAATTAATTTAACAAATCCTGGAAGTGGGTATACCTCAGCTCCCGCAGTAACAATTGGAAAACCAGTAAAAACATTTAATGCACAAGATGATATTAGTGTATCAACAATTTCATATGATAATCATTTACTTACAACAGGTGATGAGGTCATATATAATAATGGTGGCGGA